TTCTCGCCTCGCCCGACAGATAATGAAACGCTTTTCTTAGCCATTAAGACCCCATCCAAGAAGTTGTAATCCCAGCGCTGCCGGCATAAGACCGGCGCTTAACAATCTCATTGTACTCACGATGAGCCACGGGATACGCAAAAGTCACGCATATCGCGTCAGCCGCATCAGGCGAGGCCAAGCCTCTAGCCTTCATGTCCTTTTTTGACTCTAAAAAAATCGTGCCCTTAGAGTCGGGCTTCATCATAGGCGAAATTAGATCGGTTTTAAGAAATCTGTCAAGTGGTATTGCAGCAGTTTTAAGCCAATCTTTCATCGACCCCCACATTTCAGCCCGTTTATTGCCGTACATGATGGGGTTTTTAGACTTATTCCCAAAGTTAATGCCCTTGACCTTGTAGCGCTGCTCTTTCAAGCGGTCGACAATACCGGCGCCTAGGCCACCTTCGTCAATTACCACAAGCGTTGGCTTAAATTCCTCGATTGCCTCGATGATGTAGCCCACCACCGTCATGGTGTCGTCGCCTCTGTGCCTGTCAATGCGCACAATGTCGCGCCCTTGCCTGATAGCGATCACCGTTGCGTCGGCGCCGAAGCGCGCGGGGTCAACGCCAATCACAATCGGGGCGCTGGCATCCTGGTATTTCTCACGTTTCATTGCCTCATCGACCAAATGGGCCGGTATGAACTGGTCGTCGCCCTCAGAGGGGAACATGCCGTAGACCTCGACGTGCGCTTGGCTAGAATCTGGCCCATATTCGTCAATAATGCCCTGGTATACCTGTTTATCTGTGCCTTCGACAGTCCTGGCATCCACCACTTTGGTCGTCCAAAAGTTGCGTTTGCTGTTAAAAGTCTCGTAAAAGTAGCCTGTATTGCGGCGCGGATTAGAAAACGCCATCCAGAACCTGTTGGGCGTGTTCTCGGTAAAGAAACCAGCCGTCACCGCCCAGATGCTGTCGTCGATACCGCTTGCTTCGTCAAACACCACCAGCACACCGTCAAAGTTGTGTACGCCAGCGTACGCATCGGGGTTTTCGGCTGACCAAAGCCTGCCTTCCACGCCCCAGTAGCGTGTGCCTTTCTTAAGATCACGTTCGACCAATTCGGTGAGCCACTTGGCCGGCATCACCCGCGTGGCCGACACCTCAAACCAGTGGCTATTGATAGCAGTGGCCAGCCATTTGGTAATCTCGGCCCATGTGACACTTCTGAGTTGAGATTCTGAGTTAGCGGAAATAATGGTTGTTGAGCCGATCCGCGTGGACAGCATCCAGATTGTGATCCAACTGACCAAGGCCGACTTGCCAATACCACGGCCAGAACTTACGGCGGTGCGCAAGGTGTCAAAGTCTATCTTGCCTTGGTTCTGCTTGATATGTTCGGCGATCTGGGTCAGCACCTCACGCTGCCATTTGCGCGGGCCTTTGAAATGCTCAAGCGGTGTGCCTGCCTGACCCCAAGGAAACGCAAACATTACAAACGCTAACGGGTTGTCCTTGATCGCTGGCGCCCACAGACGCGCCATTAACTCTTGTTCGTCTTCAGCGCTGTATATGGTCGATTGCATTGACTTGTGCTTCTATGATATTTGCGTCGTCTATTGTCAGGGCCCGTTTGGTTGCCTCGGCCAGCGCGCCTGTGATGGATATGCGCTGATCCACTTCGACAGATATGGCTTGCTTGGCCACCCAGCCGTGCTGATGTTTCAAAACTTCTAGCGCCATCTTGGCGTCGCCTTCTAAGGCTGCGGCGCGCATGATGTTGGCCATTTCAATCTCGCCGTCGGCTTTGCCTTTTTGCGCAGCCATTTCCACAACGGGGTCAAGTTGCGTGAGTTGTCGGTATTCGGCGGGGAGCATGCCAGCGGCCAGCGCTAGGGTGTCGCCTTTGAGGCCAAGTTTGGCTGCGTCGTACACCGCTTTCAAGCGTGACTCTGTCGCTTGCACGTTGCGCGGTGTAAATGGTATTGAATGGAACATGTGTTCTCCATGCTGGTTGCACGTGGCTTTATTCTACACAATAAAAAAAATTGTTCGTGACCCGTACGTTTTTGACGGACCTATGGGCTTGGCCCTGCCTACCCCATGGCCGCGCGCATTGTGCAGCCAGGCATTAGGCAAGCCGGCCGCCGATTATCTAGGCGCGCGGCTGGCGCCGCGTGTTGGCTGGCTGGCCGGCTGGCCACATGTTGCAAGCTGGCGCGCCAGGGTAGGCATGCGGCCGGCGGCCATTGGGTCATTTGGGTCATTTGGGTCACTGTTTTAAATTGCAAGCTGGCGGCGCTGGCCAATGACCATTGGGTCATTTGGGTCACACAAAAAGCAATGACCCAAATGACCCAAAAGCGCAGATCTGGCGCCCAGGCTTTGGGTCATTTGGGTCATTTTGTCACGCAATAAAAATCGGCGCGGGATGCGGCGTGCGCGTAGCATGCATGGTTTACTAGGTGTTAACCCTTATATAAAAATTGTCTATTTTGTTTTTTGTATTTAATGACCCAAATGACCTAAAACACAATGCTTTCCAATATTGGCGGGCGCTGGCGCTTAGGTCATCGCAGCGCGAATGCATAACCTAAGCGCGACCCAAATGACCCAAGATTATGCAATTTTTGCATAACTGTAAAATAGTTGTTGACAGTGTAAATAATTCCCTTACAATAGCTACACTGGCAAACGAAAAGCCGGTATCAACTAACCTAAAGGCAAACAATGATCTACTCACACATTTTCAAAGCGCGCAAAGAGTCAGGATACAAATTTATCTGCTACATAACCGCGACGCCAGCGCTGCAAGGCGCGCCGATAGAGTCGGCATATTTTGACAGCAAAGTAGCAGCTAAAAAGTGGGCCGCTGCTAAAAACACCAAGGCATGGAACTATTAAACCAAACCGGCCGGCGCAAAGCCGGCCAATAACATAAAGGCAAAACAACATGAAAAAAGCATTATTAGATATCCTGGCGGCCGTCGTTATCGCGGCCGCGCTCACTATTGGCGCCCTGGCGTATTTTGACGTATTGGTAAAATAACATGCAAGTACACTTAACATTAAAAAGCGCGAACGTCAAAACCGGCCCGATCCCCGTATCAACGACGGAGCGCGACTCATGCCCGGCCGATTGCAAAATGAAGGCCGAATGTTACGCAGCCAGCGGGCCACTGGCGCTCCATTGGGCCGCCGTGACAATGAAAACGCGCGGCACGTCCTGGGGTGAATTCTGCGAGACAATCGCGCGCTTACCCGACAATCAAATTTGGCGCCACAATCAAGCCGGCGACCTACCCCAGCAAAACGGCACAATTGACGCCGCGAAGCTGGGTGAATTGGTGGCCGCGAACACCGGTAAACGCGGGTTTACTTATTCGCATCATCGCGACGCCGACTCTATAAATTGGATCCGGCACGCAAATAATTGGGGTTTCACTGTCAACTTATCGGCTAATGATTTAAATGACGCCGATTATTTGGCCGATCAAAACGCCGGCCCGGTCGTCGTCGTTTTGCCTTCTACCCAAAATGAAAACCTAAAAACGCCAGGCGGCCGGCCGGTCGTCGTTTGCCCGGCCACCCAGCGCGACGATGTCAGCTGCGCAACATGCCAGCTTTGCCAGCGCCAGCGCTCGGCCATTGTAGGTTTCCCGGCGCACGGTTCGCGTCATCGCACAATCAACTTAAGGTTAGCAGCATGAAATTTTCAATAAATGACAAGGTAGCATTCGCGCGCGCCGTAGTGCGCCGGCTGGGTCACGATAAACCCACGGCCGACGCGCGCGGCGTGGTGGTGGCCGTTGACGGTCCGGTGGTGGCCGTTGATTTTGGCGGCACGTTTATATCGCATGAAAACGGCGGCACGGTGCGCTATGTGCCGGCGGCCAACTTAACTAAAATTTTAGCTAATGGGGTGATATATGACAATTAAGAGCATGCGCGCAAAATACCCCGGCCATTGCAGCCGGTCGGGCGCCAGAATAAACCCCGGCGATGATATTAAATTTGACACTGTAACGCGCCGCGCCTGGCTGGAAGAGCCGGGCGACTCTCGCGTTGTTTTTTACGGGGACAACGGCCCCAGCACGTTCTACCGTAACCCGCGCGGCCGATGTATTGACGCACCGTGCTGTGGGTGTTGCACTATCTAGCACGCGACCTTATGCGGCCCTGGTGGCCGTATAGGGGCGCGCGCTGGTGCGCGCTATAACCTAAGGGTAAAGTATGAGCGAAAATTTAATTGATGCGCTGCAAGCGCTTATTTTTTACGCCGACCTAGTGGCGCCGGATCTACCGGACAACGCCAGGGCCGATAATTTCCAGATCGCATTAGACCGGGCGCGCGACGCGCTGGATAAGGTGGCCACATGAAAACCGTAACTATTGGCCGCACGGCCTACAAAATCAACGACGACCGTGACATTTTTGCGGAGCATGCAAAATGCACCGGTAAACATAAAATTGTGAAAAGCCGGGGCGCCGAATTGCGCCGGTTTCCCGATTATTGGGCCGACATGAGCACGGCCGACTATGTGGCCATGTATTACGGTTTAAACAGTACCGCGCGCCGGTTCCCGTCGGCTAAGGGCGCGCCCTATGGCACTGGGAACACGTTGACTGGCTTCTATGAAAATTTAAACACGGCCCCAGCGGCCACTTACACCGGAGACGATACATATGAAAACGAAGGATAATCTACACCCGCTCATGCGGGAAATAATCGCGCCCTGGGCGCCGCTCACTTACGCCGACCATTATTATGTGGACCTAGGTTATAGATTCGAGCGCGGCCAGGTATCGGAGCATGAATACAAAATGGCCCTGGCCGAAGGCCCCGAAGCGCGCCGGCTTATGGGCCGAGGCGCCATGGAAGCGATGCGGAGCGCCTATTGATGACTTATTTATTGATCGCGGTTATACTGGCGGCGCTGCTGGCCGTTTTGCTTGACCTGTAGCAGTTGCCTACCTCACAAGGCCCCTATCGCTAGGGGCCTTTTTTTATGTCGACGCCGTAGGCGGCGGCATTGTTTACTTCACCAAGCGCACAGCCAGGGGCGCCGGTATATCCTCGACCATGCGGCGCAGCTCTGACTTTGGCCGGCCGGCCATCTCTGGCGCACAAAACATATGTTTTTTACTTTGGAAGTCACCGGACGCAACGCGGCCAAGATCGACCCAGCCAGCCTCTTTAAGCGCATGCAATAGCGCCGGCTGGGGGACCTTCACACCGGCCGGAGCGGCGCCAGCCACGCGGTCACACAATGCATGGAAGGGAGATGCCACCACGCCCTTTGAAAATTCGCCCAGGCGCCCGCGCATCAATTCGACAAGATACGATTCGGCCATGCTCATTCCATGCTCGACAAGGTTTAATTTAAACTCGGTCATCATGGGCGCAGCGCCAGGGTTAAACGCGGAGACGTCGCGGGCATGCAGCCAGGCGCCCACGGCCGCAAGCCCTCCGGCTTTGTACCAGGCCCACATACGGGCGGCGGCGTCGGTGGTCATGCGCGGCGCATGCGACCAAATGCACATCCACCGGCGGTCTTGCGAATCTAGGCTAATCGGCACGGGGTCATTGGAAAAGGCCAGCACGAACACGCGGTTCGCCATCTGGTAGGGGTGCAGGCCCTTGCGGTTCACTGTCAGCATTTCAGGCGGCGCGGCAATAATGGGCTTTAATTTGTTGGCCAGCGCTCGGCGCTCTTTGGCGTCCGGTTCTTTCAACTCATTCAAAATCAAAATTTCAGATTCGAGAGCATAACCAAATTGGCTGCTCATTGTGTCATTATCCAGCAGGCCACGGTTTTTAAGGTGGGGGCCGCACACGGCCCAAATGAACGGCGCCCACATGGTATCTTTCCCCGACCCCTGGTCGCCGCCATGCAACACGGCATGATTGATCTTGATGCCGGGGAATTGGATTTTGAAGGCCATCACATTCAAAATGTGATCTAGTTCGCGCTGATCGGGCACAAGGGTTTTGCAGTGGTCCATCCACAAACCAATGTCACCGGCGGCCACTGGCGGCCGAGCGTCGCGCCAGCGGTTACCGTACAGATCTCCATCACGGGCCACAATGACCGATTCGCCGGCGGCGTAAGTGATCCCCACAAGCGCTTTGGCGCCGTATTCCTGGCGGTTCTCATCAAAGCAAATTGACGCCTCGACCTTGGGGCGCTTGCCATGGATTGAATTGCAAGATATGTGACGGTACAAAGCGTTAAAAGTGCTGCGGGAAATTTCCCGCCGGTCTTGCATGTCAAAATAAGATTCGTCGTCTTGAATGTAGGCAAAACGGCCGTACCACTGCGCCTTCTCAACGCGGCCCAGTTCTTTGCGTTCGACCTCGGCGATGATGGCCGCCGCCGCGTCGGGGAATGCTTCGGTTGGCTTGATTTTAGACAGGGCTTGATCCATGGCCAAGGTCAGTAGCTCATCACGTAAGCCAGGGGCATGCTTAGGGCCGCCATTGTCAGCGACCCACTTGAGAAACGCATTAGAGTCAAATTCGATGCAATGGCTGTGCAGGCAACGGTAGGCGCGGTTGGCCGGCATGTAGCGGCCTTCGGGGTTGCCATCGGTATGCTCGGCGTTGTTGGGGCAGATCACGCCAGCCCAGCCTTCATTGTTGGGGCGTGACAGTAGCGCGCCATGGCCACTAAGCCATGCCATGACATCATCGGCGCCGTCATCTGACAATCGGATCGGACGCACACCAACCGACTCAGCGGGCGCGGGCGTCACGTTCAGAGCGGTGCAGATTTGGTCTAAAGTAAAATCACGTTCAGGGTTAAATGCCACCAGCTTGGCCGCAAAGTTATCACGGCCGGGCTTTAAGTTGATCGAACCGGGCAGGCGAAAATTGCGCACGGCGTTGACCGCGCCCTTGTCGGTATAACCCGCGTCGGCAATTGCTTTGATGGCGGCGGCAAAATCGGCCTTGGTGGGCTGCTCGACAAAAGCATAGCCCCATTGAAAAGAACCAGGCGACGTTTCTATTTTCCAAGTGGGGTCTAGGGTCGGAATGTTAGGCGCCTTCTCAGGGTCGCCCACGTCGTCCAACACCATCACCAACACATACTCGCAATGAGCCACGCTGGCGCTTGGATAGCCGTCTTTGAAGCGGTCGACAATAAAGCTGGCGGTGTTGCCATAGATCGCCCATTCGGACTTAATCTTGGCGGTCGGCAACATGGCCGGCCATGTGCATTTGATCGCGCCGTCTGGGAAGAATTGCATCTGCCCATCTTTTAATTGGGGCTTCTGACGCACGATCAGCGCCGTCTCGCCTTCGGGAGCCAAGGACGTTAAAAATTCAAGAAAGTTCATTTGCCATACCTTTTCATAGTTTCAACTTCAGCGTTCAAGGGCAGGCCATCTGCCCATACTGGCGCTGTACACATCACACGTTTTAGATTTTGTTCTGCATCGGGGTCAGAGGTCTCAAGTACGATTTCATCATGCACATGCAGCACAACGTCGTCGAGTTGGCGCAGGGCGTGGCGAAGCAAATCGTTGGCCACGGCCTGAGTCACATTTTCACATGCCAAGCCTTTCCAAAGGCGGGCGCGTGGCCATTCTTTTGCATCTTGCGCAGGCTTCCATGCCGCTTTGGCATAACTGACGCCCTCGGGCTCTAATTTTGCATAGGGGTAGCATAAAATCCGGCCAGAGGGTAGGGCATACCATAGGTGCAAACCGTCAAACAAATATGTTATACGGCCGGCCTTAAACTCACGCCCCTTGTTTCTCATTGCTCTGGTGTACGATTCCTCAAGCGCCGACCAATAAGGTACGCTCCAAGAATTAGCACGGCGCCAGCCATCCACCATGCGTTTGGCAACGTGTTCAGGAAGACTGATCCCATAAGCCCGGCCCATAGCAGCAAAAGCGCCCACGCCGCCAGCAAATCCGCAGGCAAGTTCTTGAACCTTGCCAATTTGGCGCTGGTCGTCGGTGACGTCATCGACGCGAATGTTAAACGTCGCGGCTGCATTAACTTTATAGACGTCTTCCCCACTGCGGAATAGTTCCAGTTTATCGGCGCCGCGTCCTGAAAGCCACGGGTTGACCCGCGCTTCGATGGCCGACCAGTCGGCAACCACAAGATGCTTCCCTGCTGCGGGAATGATGGCGGGCCTAAGCATTCCTTTGAGAACATCGGTAACGCGCTTTCCATACCGAGGGACGATTGCGTGTCCTCTGACCATGGCGTGACGGACTTCGTCGGGTTCATCGGCGCATTTTCGGGTGAAGTTGTGAACCTGGGCGCCGTAGGACGATGCGCGTCCTGTTGCAGAGCCGCCTGCAAATACAAACGCTCCTCGGACTCGCTCATCTTCGACATCTGCCAAAGCTGCAAGTCGACTAAATTTTGCGACTGACGATGCCCAAAGGTCGTCTGCGCATTGAATGACTTCTTGGACGTCGGCTGGGACTTCATCGGGGTTCTCCATTGCTAGTAAATTGGCTCGGACTGTTTTGTCAATCGAATACTTGCCGTCTTTCTCCATCAGCTTCTTGGCCTCTGGCCCGACACGCTCAAGTACCCACTCACGCATGCGCGGCGACCGGACAGACGCAATGGCGCCGCCCGTAACTTCTTGCACGATTTGCTCAATCTCAGTTAATTCTTCTGAGGCAAACTTAACGGCCGCTTGGCACAGCGGCACGTCGACCAATACGCCGCGATCGTTGATGCGTTCGTTAACGTGGTAGTCCAATAATTCTTCGTCAGACAGATCGCGCATGGCCTTGCTGATCGCCCGCATAGCGCGCACGTCTTGCTCACAATACTGGATCATTTCGGCCATAAGTTCTGGCGAGTCTTTGAATGGCGGCACACACATCAAGCGGATCAGTTGCGCACCTCGGTGATCTTTCTTCATGGACGCGCCAGCAAAGCGGCCAACGTCTTCCAGACTGCCAGGCGCGCAATTGACGCGGGCTTGTGTTGCAGTGCAATAAAACTGCTCCAACTTAAAATCTATTTGTAAAACATACCAAAAGATCAAGCGCTCAAACGCGGCGTTATGCGCTCTGATCTGGCCGGTGTAGTTGCGCACACGGGCGGGGAAAGGCTGGCTAGGCAACCACGTCACCACGTCTTCGTCGTCGAACGCATACGACATGCACAGCACGTCGGTGCTGGCGTCTTGCGCATAGTTGTACACGCCTTTGGCGCGTAGGTCGCATTCACTGCGGGTTTCAAAATCTAACCAAAGCATTGGCATCTCCTTTCCAATGGGCGCTCATAACGCCCATCAGAAAAATTACGCTGCGCGGCGGCGACGTGCAGGCGCTTTAGCAGCTTCCTGTTCGGCAGTTGGCCAAGCTGGCTCATCGGCCTTTGGTGTCTCGCCATCCATGCTCACCCACTCAACAAGTTCAAACACTGGCGTGTAAATCTTGCCGTAGGATTTGTGAGCGTAGTGGTCTTTCTTCAGACGCACGACAGGCACTGGCTTAGTTTGGTCTTTCTCGACCTGTTCGGCCAGTTGCACGGCCAAGGTTTGAACCGCACGTTTGCCGCCAACTGACGTGGTGGTAAAGCGCGCTTCCATGCCCTTGTCTTCGCCGGAAATGCACTTAAGTGACATGCCGACTTGAGTCTCCCAACCCTTCTTGGCTTGAGGTGGCGCCTCATCCAATTCAGGCAGTGGGTTGCTGACGCTGGTCATCTTCTCGCCCAGCACTTCGCCATCGCCCCAAGCGATAAAGCCATGCACAAAAGAGAAAGGATTGACAGCCCAGATAGCGTCGTCTTCGACTTCGGTTTGATCTGCACCAAAGACCCAGTGGCCGGTCTTGTCCATCTTGAGGATGACAATACCAGCAGGGCCTACTTCGGATTGGATCGAACGCAAAGCGCTTGACAAAGTTGAAACAGCGGGAAGATTAGCTTGAGAGAAGGTTACTAAATTTGACATGATTGTCCTTTACTGAAGTTTAGAAAGGGCCGCAGATAACTGCTTCCCAAGGAGCATCACTTCGG